CTACTTTAAACGACATCTTAGCAGAAGTTAAGCCATTACTATCAGAACTTGGTTTAATCATTCTACAGCCAATTAATCATGATCTAGTTACAACTGTTATTACTTGTTCAGAAACAGGAGAATCAGTTAGTAGTTCGATAAGTTTACCTAGCGGTTTAAATCCACAACAACTTGGTTCAGCGGTTACCTACTTTAGAAGATATAATATTAGTTCGTTATTAGCACTAGAATCAACTGATGATGATGGGAACGATGCAAGTGTAAAACCTAAGCAAGAAAGTAAACCAATGCTAACACCCGAAACTTTAAAGAAAATGATTACAGCTATTCAAGAAGGTAAGTCTGATAAAGTAAAGGAAGCAATGGAGAACTATACAATTAGCGGTCCACAGTCTAATGTTCTTAAACTTGCATTGATAAATGTTTAACGATTTTAAATTCAGAGCATCGGCTATTGGTCAAATTATGACTAATGGCCGAGCCAAAAACGAGATGGGTGAGACCTGTAAATCGTATTTAAAGAATTTGTTTATCGAAAAAACTTATGGCATAAGAAAGGAATTTACTAATAAGTACGTAGAGAAAGGACTTGAAGTTGAGGACATTGCAATTAGTACCTATTCAGTTTTTAAAGGTGGATTCTATACTAAGAACGAGCAATGGTATACAAATGACTTTTTAAGCGGAACTCCTGACATCGTATCCGATAACGTAATTGATATTAAAAGCAGCTGGGACATTTATACATTCCCACATTTTGAAACCGAGATACCGAATAAAGGATACTTTTACCAGCTACAAGCTTATATGGAATTAACAGGATTAGAAGATGCATGTTTAGCTTATGTATTAATTGACACACCTACCCAATTAGTAGAGGATGAAAAAAGAAGATTAAGCTGGAAGATGGGAATGATTGATAGTGAGAATCCTGAATACTTATTAGCAGTTGAGGAAATAGAACGTAATCACAGTTACAATAATATTCCGATAGCAAAACGTATAAAGGAATTTCACATTAAAAAAGATAACCAAGTAATCGAATCCATGTACTCCAGGATAAAAGAATGTAGAACTTATCTTAATAGTTTATAAATGAAAATTAAACTTAAACAATGTAAGCAATGTGGCGAATTTTATAAACCATTCAATACCTTGCAAGTTGTTTGTTCGGCTATCTGCTCAATGGAATTTAACTCAGAAAAGGAAGTGAATAAGAGAGTTAAGCAAATGAAAGTAGATAGCCAAAGTTTAATCCAGTTGCGAAATTTAGCACGTGTAAGTTTTCAAATATATATTAGACAAAGAGACAAAGACCTACCATGTATTAGTTGTAATAAGTCAGATGCTAAGTGGGATGCTGGCCACTATTTAAAAGCTGAAATATATACCAAACTAATATTTAACGAAGATAATGTCCACAAACAATGCTCTTATTGTAACCTACAATTAGCTGGTAATCTTATCGAATATCGCAAAAATTTAGTAAAGAAAATAGGAATAAATAAAGTTAAGGAACTTGAAGATATGGCTGATTCGTCAAGAAGTTATAAATTTACCAAAGATGAATTAATTACTTTAGCAAAAAATTATAAACTAAAAATAAAAAAATAATGAAAAATACAACTGTAAGTAATATAATTAAATCTTATTTGACTAAGTTCCCAAAGCTCCCTTCTTTAACATTGGCACGTTTAATCTATAAAGATAACAATAAACAATTCACCGATGTTGAAGCTGTTAGAAGTTGTTTAAGATATTATCGTGGTAAAAAAGGAGTTCAAGCTATTAATGATTTAGGTACTAAAGATTTCTTAGATCAAAACATTGAGTTTATAATGCCTGAATCCTATGCAGAAACTTTTGAACCTTACGAAATAAGTCAGTCAAGAACCTTAATCATATCGGACTTACATATACCTTACCAGGATAACGATTCAATTCAAAAAGCTATTAATTATGGTAAAGAGAAAAAAGTAAATTGTATTTTAATCAATGGAGATGTTTTAGACTTTGCTGGTATAAGTCGACATGAGAAAGACTGGAGACAAAGACAGGTCCATCAAGAGTTTGAAGCTGCACGTATATTTTTAGGTTCGCTACGTGAACACTTTCCGAAAGCTAAAATAGTTTTTAAGTTAGGCAATCACGATGAACGTTGGGAAAAATGGTTATTTTTAAAAGCACCCGAAATATTTGATGATCCTGAGTTTAAATTAGAAAGTAGATTAAAATTAGGTGAGTTAAAAATTGATATTGTAAAAGATAAAAGGCCTGTTAAAATTGGAAAATTATTTATCCTACATGGACACGAATTATTCGGAGGTAGTGGTGGAGTTAATCCAGCTCGAGGTACGTTTTTAAAAACTTTATCAAATGTAGTAGTAGGCCACTATCACAAAACAAGTTCTAATACGGAAACTACAATGAATGGAGATATTATTTCGGTTCATTCAGTCGGTTGCTTATGTGGAAAAACGCCATATTTCATGCCCATAAATCGTTGGAATAGTGGCTTCGCCTATTGCGAATTAGATATTAAAACAGGCAATTATACTTTTTACAATCTAAAAATTATTAACGGAAAAATATATTAAAACCTAATTTTAACACAACATTAAAACCTAATTTAAACACTAACTTATGACAGGATTAAGACACGCACTCAAAGAATATTTCATGGTTCATCAGATAGCTGGTAGCAACCCGATATTAGCATTCGATAACTTAAAACAGCAATACGTTGTTTTTTGGTATTTTAAAAAAAATACTATAATTAATCTTGGATATGAAATAATTTTATAGTATATTTGCAATAGTTATAGCTTAGTGGAGCTTTTTAACAATCAAAAAATATTGCCTTATTTCCTGAGTAGTGCCACTACACGAAAGGGATATAAGGTTTTTTTATTTAATATGGCAATCAACAAAAAAGGTTTTATTTTATATGCTGACCAAAAAGCATTATTCGACCAATTAACAAATGATAAAGCTGGAGAATTAATCAAGTTTATTTTTTCGTATGTTAATGATGAAAATCCAACAACTGAAGATTTAATAATTAATTTAGCTTTCACTCCGATAAAACAACAACTTAAAAGAGACTTGGCTAAGTTCAATGAAATCAAAGAAATAAGAAGCAAAGCTGGTAAAATAGGAATGGAGAAAAGATGGCAAAGTATAACAAATGATAACAAACCATTACAAACTATAACAAACATAACTGTTAATGATAATGTAAATGATAATGTAAAAGTAAATGATAATGTAAAAGATAATGTAAATGATAATGTAAAAGATAATGTAAATGATATAGTAAATGTTCATGCTGGTAAACCTAGAAGTAGTTATTTAGATTCAACACATAATTTTTTAAAAGAATTACCAAATTCATCAAATTTTGAATTAATTGCTATTGCTTTAGATATTCCAAAAGATAAATTAATTTTAAAAATTCCAATTTTCAAAAAATATGCTAATATAGATTATCTTAACTTTAACGAATTTTGCAACCATTTTAAGAACTGGGCCAATAAAAACAATTCATCTAACCTAAAACTAAAAACAAGCTTCAAATGATTCCAGCAAATACAAAACTAGAAGGTCAATTCCTCGGAGGATTATTAATTAATTCAAGTGAATTTAAGTACATTCAGGAACTATTTCACGAAGAACTGTTTTATGATGAAAAAAATCAATTAATTGCTAAAGCTATTTTAGGCCTAAATAACGCTTCAAAAACTATTGACCTTATAAATGTATCAAACGAATTAGAAAGTACGCTTAAAATCAATCCTATTAGCTTTTATGACCTATCTTTGCTTACTAATGATGCTATCCTAAATAGGTTCGATGAGAAAATACTTATTCTTAGTGAATTTTACATTAAAAGAAAAATGATGTTTAAGCTTGCAGAACTGTTAGAAAAAACTCAAGAATCAACTAGCGATGTTTTTGAACTTTTAGCAGATAATGAAAAGAACACAAACGAGATATTTAATAAGATTTCTATTAGCAAAACTTTTACCGCTTTAGATTGTGCTATCGAAATGGACCAACATTTAGATAAAATTGATAAGTTAATGGATGGCGAGTTAATAGGTTGTGATACTGGTTTTAGTGAACTTAACAAACTTACTTCGGGTTGGCAAAATAGTGATTTAATTATATTAGCAGCTCGACCTGGAATGGGCAAAACATCCTTAATGCTTAAATTTGTTAATTCGGTATTAAATCAAAATAAGTCGGTTTTAGTGTTTAGTTTAGAAATGTCTAAGCTTCAGTTATATGCGAGGATGTGTTCACAAATTACAAGCATTCCGCTTTACAAATTTTTAAAAGAAAAAATGAATCCTTATGAACGTGAACTTTATAAAAATGAAACCTTTAAGTTATCGAACTCACAATTATTTATCGAAGATAAAAGCGGAATCAGTATTAATTTTATTAAAGTTAAGGCCCGAAAATTAAAA